GCTCTTTTAACTGTCGAAGCACTAACCTGCATACGCTTGGCTACCGTGTTAATAGCTGGGTAGCAGGTCTTGTCGCTTTTGTCTGCGTATCGGTGCAACGTTGCGTAAAGGCGGACGGCTTGAGCGGATATTGGCGCGTCAATTATCCACTCTGGAACAATGGCGAAATATAAATCGCTTTGTATCTTGTTGCCGTCCTGCATTTTAAAATGGTGCTTCTTGTGGAACGCCGTCTGAATCTTTCTTGACTTCGTCCATAGGTTTAGCTACTGGCTTTTGACTGTCAATAATCTCTTGCATTTCGCCGATTAATGACGAAGCCAATCCCATTTTCATAGTGCTTTTAATTAATCCTGCAAATCCTGCTTGTTGGTCTGCTGGTAATTCGCCTACTAATTTATTAAGTTTCCACAGTTGTTTTTCCGTAACGGGTGCGTCAGGGTTTTTTACTGTTGGTTTCTTTCCATTAGTAGTTTTCTTATAGTTTTCTTTCGGCTGGAAGCTTGGCTTACCGTCGCTTTTAACAACGGTAGTCTTTTGCTCGTTGCCGTAAGATTTGATAATATCGTCTGACCAACGTTGCGTTAGTGTAAAGACTTCTTCAACCGTAATCTTATTGGCTACGGCTAAGTCAATAGCACCCTTAAAGCAACATTGAGCGACTATGATATTTTCGTTCTTTATCATTTGCTCCTGCTTTCTAGACAAGTCTAAGGTTTGTATTACCGTTGACGTCGTCTGGTTTTGATACTAAGTAAAAAACAAATTTACCCTGTTCTTTACTTTGTACTGTTTGAATAATCCAACCGTCGTTATGACGTAGATTATGTATTATTGCGCCAAATCTTGTGCAACGTAAGTCAAATACAAACTCGCCATTAGATATTGGTTCGTCATTTCTGTATCTGACTAAGACGTAAGCAACAAGCTGGCTTTTGTTTTTAATATAAGCTGGTATCACTTCGCCTCGAAATGAACCAACAATATTTCTAGTTTGCATTCTTGCTCTTTCTCTTAGTGTTAAGCGTGTGCCTAACGAGGAAGCTACTAAGGTCGTACGTAAACAGGGAGATTTCGTGAAGTCCCTAATAACTTCCTCGCTAGACACTTGGTCTAGCGATTTAATTATGGTCTTGTCGCCATAATAATCACCTCACTTTCTACTCAATGTCATAACGAGTAGATGTAAGGTTGCCCTATTGGGATAAGAACTTGTAAACTACAAGCCCTTTAGGTTTGCGGAAAACGTTTTGACCGTCTGGAATTTTATTGTCCCAAACTTCTGGTAAAACTTTCTCATATTGTTCTACCATTAGTTCGTCCGCAGTTTTTTTTGGTTCTCTCTCTAATCTCTTTTGTATTGTCCACACTAAATGTGTAAACATAAAAGTAGAAAAGAAAAGAAAGAACCACTCTTGATAAATTAGGTCTGGGTAATTGTTAATCATTACTTGACCTAAAAAGGTGGCTCATCAAAACTAGCGATAAGCTTTTCGTGTTCATCGTCGTTCTTTTGAGCTTCCTTAATATTCTGCTTGTAAGCGTCCACAATGTTTAAAGCTTTGACAATTTTCTCGTGTGTCAAGCCAAACACTTGATTGAGGGTTGGCGAACTATTTTTAAGTTCGTTATTAGTCCTCATTGCTTCTGCTACTGGTTGTAAGATTTCGTCTTGAATACTTTTGAAAACATCATCAATTAATTCTGACGCCGTCGGTACTGTGTCGTAATCTACAACGGTTGGATAGTCTGGATATTTAGCCATACTATTTACCCCTCTTTCTCTTTAGTTTTTTCTTTGCAAGTCGTCTTTTGTTGCGGGCTGATATTCCCCCACTAACGAAATGCACTTTGTTATTGTACTTGCCTTTAGCGTGTTTTGATACACTTCTGTTTGGTAATCCACCAGCCATTAGTACCACGCTCCTAACTGTACGTCGTCCCCAAACTTGTTGCGAAGCTCCAGCATATAACTGAAAAACTCTCGCAAGTTAATCTGGTGTCGAACATTAATCGTATGCCCGTACTCATTAATAAAGTCGTTCTTGGCATAGTCATTGATATACATTTGCACTACTACTTTTGCGTAGTCGTGGTCTGTCCACTCGTCGCTCTTGTATAAATCAACGAAACATTTTTCTTTTAAAAGCTTTGCATAAACTTTGCCTCTAAAAGAGTTTGAATCGTCTGTTGCTATTCCGCTATCAAGTTGCCTACAAAGACGAGCAAGCTTTCTATCTACCATTGGTAAATAAATCTTGTCGCCTTTGTCGTCAAGCTCGTTTGAATATTGGAATACAATATTATCTAATCCCATTATTCCTCCTCACTTGTGGCTAATACAACTTCCTCAACTTCAGCAATAACAAATTCAAATTGTTTTTTTTCTGCTTCGGTTCTTTTGTTGTTGTATATTTTTACTTCCCTATTAATCCAATTCTGGATTACTTCGGCGGGATTACTCAAAGTCTGTTCAAGCTCAACTGTATCAATATAGTGAATTTCCGATTGAATCGGGCTATAAGGGTGTTGTTCTTGCCTAGCTTTTGAGTTTTTAAATACGGCATAATTTAATTTTATCATAAATTATTTACCTCATCTTTCTGGTCGTAAAGACCATAAGGCGCTTACGTGAATAAGCGCCCTAGCTCTTTACAAAGCGTTGACTAATCTCTGTGCTTTGAGAGTTAGTGTTTGTCCGTCGTTGATAAAGTTCTTGGCTTGTCGCTCTAACTTGTCCCCACGACTTCTTTGATTCCATAACTCATAGGAATTGAAAGCGTTGATAACGCCCCAAGCGGTTCCCTTATGAAGTTCCCCGTTCCAGTTTTTAGTTATGTCGCCTATAACTCTTTCGTAGTTATTTGCGGTTCTTGGTCTTTCCATTTCCTCGTCGCTTGGTCTTGGAAATAATTTTTCCATAATGTCGTTGAACTCTTTGTCATTGACTTCTTTGTCAATAAGTCTGTTCACTTCATCTTGGAAAGCTCCGTAGTATTTGCCTACGAAATTTAATGTTTCTCTTGCTTGCTGAACTTTGCCTGCAATACCTGAAGTATGTCGCATACTAAATTGTTGCGAAGCTCCGTTAAGAGCCATACGCAAAGTGTTCTGACACACAACTCTTACTGGTGTCATTGTAACTTTGAGCGCGCTACTTCCGTCGTGAGAATTAGAAAGCAATACGTATGGTTCGAATACGTCTGGTTCAAATGAATTGTTTTCTAGAGAATCTAGTTTCATAAGAATCCAAACAATCTTACCGTTAGCTATGCTTCCAGCGGTTTCGTATTTAGCTTCCCCGCTATCTACTAAAGCGTCCATAAAATTAAACGCTTCGCTATTTTGTACTGGTGTATATCGATTACCGACAACACCCAAGCAACTCTCGTCGCTATCTCGTACGGTTGCGTAATGGCTTGGAGCTTGATGTTCCGCGCCGAAAGTTGTATCACTTTGGT